CGCTGTAACATTGGCGGTGGATCTATTTGTTCTACAAGGATACAGACAGGACATGGTTTGCCTGGACTGCAAACTATTTTTGATTGTGCTCAAACTGAGCATGACGTTGCTATTATTGCAGATGGTGGTATTAGAACTGCTGGCGATATTGTAAAAGCTCTGGCCGCTGGTGCTGACTTTGTTATGCTAGGTTCACTCCTCGCAGGGACAGACGAAACACCAGGAGAAGTTGTACAGCTACCAAGTGGAATGAAAAAGCGTTACCGTGGGATGGCTTCTAAAGATGCTCAAATGGATTGGCGGGGCCGTTATAGTTCTAATGAAGGTGTAAGTACCTTTATCGACTACAAAGGATCAGTCGTGGATATCCTAGAAGATCTCCGTGGCGGTGTGTTGTCTGGCTTATCTTATTCGGGATGTAGGACTATCAAAAGACTACAAGCGACAGCCCACTGGACAAGACAAACGACTGCTGGCCTGTCTGAAAGCAAAACTCACATTTTAAGTAAATGAAAAAAAGAAAAGCAAAGCCTGAAGAAGCTAAGACCATTACTATTGATAGCTTAGAAACTTTAGATACTAATCTAAGAATAAAATTAAAGTTTGATGATATTACAAAGTTCTGGTTTTTCAATGAATATATTAAAGGTTATCTTTTGGACGACCCGCTTCTTCAGCCTTTCATAACTAAAGTAAAAGAAAGTAGTATTATGGCAAGAAAACATAAACTAAAAAAGAATAAACAACTTCGTGAAAAGGAAAAAGATATCATTAATAAATTTGGTTTAGATCCTGATGACATAGAAAACATATTTGATTTAATTGAAAGCGAGGAATAATATGAGAAAATGCGCACAAGACAATATGGAGAATGATAATCCATGTCAAAGAAAAGACTGTAGGCTTTGGTTAGAGTATGGCAAAGACTTAAATTGTACCCTAGTCTCAGTTAAAAAAAACGGTAAGCTAACCTTGAATGAAGCCGGAGAACGTCTAGGTATTTCTTATGTGCGCGTTTCTCAAATAGAAAAAGAAGCGGTAAAAAAATTAAAAACAGTTTTTAAAATATAAATGACTAATTATTACATTAACACGCTTATTACATTTTGGCTCGAAGCCAGTGGATTAAAAGGAGAAACCAAAGAATGAGCAACAAGAATTTACTAAATGAAAATACGGTTCGCCGTTTTATGAAGTTGGCTGAGATCGAGCCATTGACTGAACAATTTGTTGAAAAGATTACCGAGGCATCGGTGGTTCAAGAGCAAAGACCTAAGAGAGACGACAAACCACGTCCCAAGAGCAAGGAGGACAACCCACTAGATCCCGACAGGCTTAAAAAAAAGGCTGAAGAAGTTGGAAAACTCAAGAGAGAGGCTATGCACGGCATGGGTGATGACGATGACAAAATGCAACGTAATGGCAAAATGGATGAAGAAGCGCATGGCATGATGGATTCAGACGATCCTCCTATGGGCGATACCGATGACGACACCGAAGCGCTTGGTCTGGCCATGGACACCGCAGTAGATGGCATGGAAGTAGGAGACGACGAAACGGGTGACGTGGATGAAGGTATGCTAGAAGAAGAGCTAGCAGATCTTTTAGCAGAGTTGGATCTAGATGAGGTCAGCTATCAAGACGAAGACGAAGAAATGGAGATGGAAGACGAAGAAGAGCTTGATCTAGAAGATCCTGCTGACGAGCCAGCTGCTGGCCCATTAGGTATGGACCCAGAAGAGCTTCGTGATATGCTAAAAGATGTTGTCTTAGATGCTCTTAAGGATCTAGTTGACAGTGGTGATCTTGATATCTCTATGGATGAGCCTGATGAGGTTGATGTTGAGTCAGATGACGAAGAAGACGAAGACGAAGATATGGATATGGCGATGACCGGCGAAGATCCCATGGAAGAAGAGATGGTAAATGAAGTCGCTCGTCGTGTTATGAGGCGTCTTGTTAATTCTCGTCGATAGAGTTTATATAAATAAAGCGAGGTTCTTATGCAGGAGTTAATTTGGTTTCTCCTTGGTGTAGCAGTGTGTTCAATTTTTGTTAGATTAACTTTGTTAGTGCACAAGATATATCTCTTATCACAATTCAAATATTATGCTTTCCAATTAATTTATTATTCTTACAAGCAATTAGTATTTTCTACTGTGTCGAAATATATATTATTAGAGAACTCAGACACAGATAAAGAAGAAATAAAAGTAATGAAAAATGAAGACAGTGCTTTTATTCTTGAATGGAAACAAAGCGTTGCTTTTGGTCTGAAAGAAAAGATCCCTATGAGTTTACGTCCCGCACTTAAGTACGAAAATTGGGATGAGATTATAAATCAGCTGTCTAATGAATTTATCAGTGCAGTTGATAAAGACTTTGAAAAGGAGCTTGAAAAAATTGAAGCGTCGAATAAATAAAAATGAAGAAGAAAAAAAAGATTCAATTAATTTAATGGATCTTCAAGTTCCTCAAGGGCCTCCACCCTTACGAACTATTGGTCTTTTTGGCGACTTAGATGAAGAAAAAGTTGAAGACGTTTGTTCTGGTTTGCTTTATCTTAAACACACGTCAAAATTATTTATGCCCGGTGATAATCCAGAAGAGGAAATAAAACCCAAGCCAATCTCATTTTACGTCTCAACATGGGGTGGGGATGCATTGGGTATGTTCGGTATATATGATTTAATGCGAATGGTTAGAGAAGATTGTCCTATTCACACACATGGATTAGGCAAGGTAATGTCGGCTGGAGTTCTTCTTTTAGCAGCAGGCACGAAAGGCCAGCGTAAGATTGGCAAACATTGTCGTATAATGATGCACGCAGTTCGCGGAGGGCACATGGGTTCCATTCATTCTTTAGAGAATGAAATGGAGGAAACACGTTGGATTCAAAAGCAACATATCAAAGCATTGTGTGAAGAAACTGATCTCACAGAGAGACAACTTAAAAAAATGTTAAATAGGAATATGGATGTTTATTTAAGCGCAGAGGATGCAGTTAATTATGGAATTGCGGATATCATAGTATAAGGTACTATTTATAACATGGTTGATATAAATAAATTAGTTAATAAATACAGTGCCCCTAAGATCGATAATCTCCAAGCGCTCTTTGAAGTCATTAGTCACGTTGCCGAAGTTGACCTTATAGAGCGAGAGATGCTTCCAAAAAAAACGACAGATGAAGAAACTGACACCCTAACTCTTTCTTATTTGCCAGAGATAGGCGTATCAGAATTAGGCTGGGCCTCTTTGCAAACAGGAGATGGAGAAGCTGTTCCTTCAGAACAAAGAGCACAGTTAGCGAGATTTCTAGATAACATTGCACAAGGCGCAGATCTTCAAGATAAATTAACAAGACTAGCTAATTTTTACGAATTATCAGAGAACACGCTAGACGATTTAAAGTCTGGTTCCGAGTCAGAGAAGATTAGAAAAACGATTGGTTACTTAACATTTTATAAAACATTAACTAAAATTATTACAAACTTTAATGCATCAGCAGCGGGATTCGCTTTTGAATCTTTTCTTGGTGTACTTTTAGGGGGCAACCAGATCGCAACTGGTAATAAAACGATTGCAGACTTGACCGCAGGTGATGGCACCCCAATATCTCTAAAACTTTATGCAGAAAAAAGTGTGTCGGTTGATGGTAGTTATACAGATTTGGTTAATGATTTAATCAGAGAGCCAAATCTAATGCAGTATGTTGTGGTCATGAAAGACCTTCAGGGTAAAGGTTTGGAGTTGGAAGGCACTTTAAAATTTTACAGATTTAATTTTACTCTTAATAATGTATATGACATTCTTAGTATGAGTAAACATCCCGAAGTTTTACAGCTACCAAAACAATTTGTTAGAGATCCGGAAGGGTTTGACGTTACATTGCCAGACTACATGTCGATTGAGGACGCTGAAAAAATGTTTGCAGACACTGTTTATGGCGCTCTTGAAGATGACATGATGGCAGAAAAAGTCTTGCAAGCTTTAGATTGGGCAAACAATGCCTCATTATTTACAAAGGCAACTGGTAGTAAAAGATCTAGATTTAAAGTTGGCAAGTATAACCCAAATAAATTTCCAGTCAATTCTCCTTTAGGCCAAACACTAATTGGCCTTCAGCAATCTGGAGATATTGAAGCAGATGCATCCATGCTACTTAAGTTATACAATGTGCTTTTTCAGGCAAACGAGTTGATACTAAAACAATTTCTAGATACTGAGAGAGCAAGGAATCAAAAGATTGCATCTTTGAAAACTGGTTTTGCTGCAGTATCAACATCTCGTAGAGTTTTTAACAACTTAGATGAAGAGACTAAAAGAAAAGCACTTTTAGTTTCAAGAGGTTATCTTTACACTGATCAGTTTGGTATGAATAGATCGCAAGTGTTAAATGTCCCTGAGAATTCTTTACCAGCTGGTCAAGAGAATATAAAGATTGGTGAAATTGAAATAGGCGTTTCTAAAATACAAGTGATGCTAAATAATGTTAGAGACATTATCAATGGCGCCATTTTTGAAATATTCAATAGCCTAAAAATATTAACAACCAACCTGCAAGCTTATTTTGCTGGCGGGTTAGAGAATGATAGCATGGCAAACAATGCAATTGCAGCTAGTGCCGACATCGGCCAAAAAACAGAAAAGATAAAATCAGGTGATTAAGCACTTGACATTTAGTTAATACTTTCCTATAATATATCCCAGAGGTGTTTTTATGAAAAAATTTAGTAACTCAGAGGCTCTTCGTAGTCAGCTAGAGAGAGGTATAGAAACCATTGCAACTAATGTTGCTTCTACCCTCGGGCCAAAAGGTCGCACCGTAATCCTACATCAAAAAGATCGTATGCCCATAGCGACGAAAGACGGAGTAACAGTCGCTAAGTTTATTGATTTACAGAATCCGTTTGAAAATGCTGGCGCGCAAATTGTCAAACAAGCAGCAGAAAAAACGAATCAAGAAGCGGGAGACGGGACTACAACTACAACTGTTCTAACTTATGCAATGTATCGTGAAGCGCAAAAATATCTAGCTTCAGGCGCAGCACCGGTGGAACTTAAGAAAGGAATGGACTTGGCCGTCGATTATTTGGTAAAGCAAATAAAAGAAGAAGCAACTCCAATAAAATCTATTGACGATATCGAATCCATTGCAACAATATCAGCGAATGGTGATGATGTTATCGGTAAACTTATATCAAAGGCGGTTGATTTAGCTGGTAAAGATGGCACGGTGACTATCGAAGAGGCGCGCTCCGTGGAGACAAGCTTGGATCTTGTGGAAGGTTTTCGCTTTGACTCTGGTTATCTAGCCACTGCTTTTATAAATGATGAAAAGCGCGGCGTGGTAAGTTACGATGAACCCATTATATTAGTGACAGATGAAAAGATTGAATCTGTTGAATCGATCTTGCCAGCGTTAGAGATCGCATCAAGAGAGGGAAGGCCGTTTGTGATTGTAGCAGAAGACATTGAAGGCCAAGCTTTGGCTGCTCTTATCATGAATGCAATGCGTGGTACAATGAGAGTGTGTGGTGTAAAAGCGCCACGATATGGCGAGGAAAGAAGAAACATTCTTAAAGACCTTGCGCTTTCAGTTGGCGCCACTTTCATTTCTAGACAGTTAGGTAAAAAACTAAAAGAGGTTAAGTTGACTGACTTTGGAAAGTCAAAGCGACTAGAGATAGGGAAAAACTGGACCACTATTCTTGGAGGCAAAGGCTCACTAGATTCTGTTGAGGAACAGATAGAAAAACTAAAAGCCATAATGCAGGACACAGAAAGTTTACACGAGTGTGATAAAATACAAGAGAGGATTACTCGGTTGGCTTCAGGTATATCAGTCATTCGTGTCGGAGCGGCCACTGAGATTGAGATGATAGAGAAAACACACAGGATTGAAGATGCATTGGAAGCTGTTAAGTCAGCACAAGCAGAGGGTGTTTTACCCGGTGGAGGCTCGTTCTTGGTTCAAAACTCCTCAAAAATGGTAGAGTTTTTAGAAGATAAAGTAGAGAACGAAACACAAGCGCTTGGAGTAAAAATAGTTCAAGGCGCATGTAGAGAGCCTTTACGACAGATGTGCCTTAATGCTGGGGAGTCACCAGACATTATAGTTTGTGATGTTGAAAGACAAGAAAAAAACTTTGGCTATGATTTTAGTAAACATAAAATGGTTGACCTTTTAGATCGAGGAGTTATAGATCCAGCTAGGGTTACACGATGTGCCTTACAGAATTCTGTATCAGTGGCCGGCACACTTATTACATCAAATTTTGCGATTGTTGAAGTCTAGTACTACTTATAAAGTAAGCACGGGAGATCTTATTATATGGGAGACGAGACGGCTAGCGTGAGCCAAGCAGTAGCTTGGGCAGAGATGAATGGGAAGTTTGATCAGATGATTCAATCAATTGATACAGTTAAAGATAAACAAGAGGAAATGGCCGATGATATTGCTAAAATCAAAGAAGCCGTTTATAATCCCGACTCTGGGCTTTACGCTCGTTTACGTGAACTAGAAAGCTGGAAAGAAACAAGCACCAGAATTATTTGGATGGTTGTCGCAGCTGTTGTTTCCCTTTCCGTCGCGACAATCTATAAAAGTCTTCTTTAATACTTGACAAAACAAAAAATTTAGTTTAATATGTTCTTAGGAGGATCTAATGATTCAATTAATAGAAGTTATTAAGAATACAAAAAACTATGAGTTGCGAGAAGTTTTTGTTAATCCCGCTCACGTTGTAATGTTAAGAGAAGACCATGCAACGAGAGCAGCCATAAATGAAGGAAAAGTGATAGAGGGCGTAGATCCACATCAAAAGTACACTAGGGTTACAGTTCATAACGGAACAGTTGGCTCACAGTTTGTGGTCGTTGGCGCCCCAGGATTGATTGAAACAAAATTAAAATCGAGGAAACAATTATTAAATGGATAAACATTACACAATTTATATTACAAAGGACTGTCCTTTTTGTGCTCAAGCAAGAGACGAACTATTTCGCCAAGGGGTAAATCATACTATCTTTGCTATGGATGACTACCCAGAAGAACTTCAAGCCATAAAAGATTTTTACGGTCATCCCACAGTGCCAGTTGCTTTTCTCAACATGGCCGGAATGCAAAAATTAGTTGGTGGTTACACTGAGCTTAAAGAACACTTCGATAAAAAATAATAAAAAATTTGACAAAACCTTCTTTTTTGTTTATTATTAAGTAGTTATTTATAGAACACTTTTACAATCTGGAGGTTATCATGTTTGTTTACCCATTGCTGTTTGGTTTAGCATTTGTCTATTCCAATTTGCTTGAGTGGGTAATACACAAATATGTATTTCACGGATTAGGTAAAAAAAAGAAAAGTCCTTTTTCATCACATTGGCATCACCATCACAGAATGGTAAGAAAAAATGACTATGTGGACAGTAGTTACCTTGGCTTCCCGCCACATCCCTCAGTAACACAAGAGGTAGGTTCGTTAACATTACTTGCTTTAATTCACCTACCTCTTTTGTTCGTCAGTTATTTCTTTTATTGTAGTCTTATTTTCTTCACTTGCCGATATTTTTACATTCACAGAAGGTCACACATAAATCCTGAGTGGGGTAAGAAGAACTATCCGTGGCACTACGATCATCACATGGGCCGAAACCAAAATGCAAACTGGGGTGTGACTTCTCCATTTTGGGATTGGATATTTAAAACACGCATTAAGTATCACTAAATACTAATTAATATTAAAGTCGAGGAGCCTATCTATGACACAATGGATGAATCGTTGGAATCAATATCTCACTGAGGCCAAAGAACCAATTGAAGAAGTAACCGAAGAAGAACTAGACCACATTGAAAAGATGCATGGCATCGATGCTACAGACCTTTCTTTTAATAATCTGTTTGGTGATAGGTTTAGATTAGTCATTCCACTAGTTTATTCTATGAGCGTAGAGCAAAAAGACCTTGTTAAGTTTCTACGTAAAGCAGGATATACTGTTGACTTGACGACTGGTATTGCAAATGGATTCGCAGTTCGTGATCCTAATGGCGAGACTAGAATGTTAAGTTTCGATATGTCAAATAAACTTATTGACTCAGAAGGCAAAATAAAAGTAAAAAATCTGATGAGAAAAGATCCAGAATACATAGAAGAAATGCAAAGACAAATACGTAAACGTCGATTGAAGATAGGCAAGTTACTTAAAAAAGGAATTAGTTTTCTAGAAAAAGATGATATCGATAGATACGGCGAGTTCTTCTTTGGCGCAACCGATGAAAAAACTTTAGAGAAAACACTTGAAAAACTAAAAAAGCTATCCAGCACTTGGGACAAAAGAGGCGCAGGCAAGTCCGGACACTCAGTTGTTATATCCCGCCATCCGATTGATGTTCTTAGAATGTC